GTCTCAAGATATGCTGTACTTCTCAAATGGCGGCGTGGACTATATCAACCCCTCTTCATACCTTCGCAAGAAGGATCGGGGTATAAAAGACCGCATCTCAGACCACTTTATGGAAGGTTACAAAGAACGACTAACCCAATTCTTAGAGGACCAGAAAAATGGCAAAACTGGCGTTGATATTTAGTATGGCTTTACTCGTGTCTTCGTGTACTACGGTTGAGCAGGTCAAAGCAAACAAAGAAGTTTATTGCTCCGGTCTATATAAAGGCATGAGAGCCGTAGGACGAGGCGCACTGTCTGCCACTACGGGCGTAGTCGTACCGGATGTTTGTGACACGATTGACGCTATTGTCGAAGAAGAAAACTCTGACGCATGATTAAAATTGGTAAGCTACTTAAGTCCCTAGCACCCACTGTTGCTGAAGCTGCGGTCGGTCCCCTCGGCGGAATGGCGCTCAAAATGGTGGCGTCCAAGATGGGTGTGCCGGAAGCAAGTGCCGAGAAAATAGAAGAAATTTTAGAGACACAGCCTGAAAAAGCTGTATTGGTAAGAGAAGCTGATCAAGACTTCAAGACCAAAATTAGAGAGATGGAAATCGACTTAGAGTCTTTTAAGACAGAAGTTGACGACAGGAAGGATGCACGAAAAACCTTTGGCGATGATCCTACCCCTAAGATATTTGCCATGCTGGCGTTAATTGGGTTTTTAGGCTACGTGTTTATGGTTACCATACAGCCCCCCGATGCCAATGACGACGGCGTAGTTAACTTGATTCTGGGCTACTTAGGTGGTCTTGTTTCTGGCATATCCGCTTTCTTCTTCGGTGGCAGCAATGGAAAGAAGTAAGATGGAAAAACTATTAGAAATGCTTAAGCGCCATGAAGGCGTACGGTCTAAGGTGTACCTGTGTTCTGCCGGTTACGAAACTATTGGTGTGGGGCGAAATATCTCAGAATCTGGGATTGGGCTGTCTGACGAAGAAGTTGACATGCTACTAGAAAACGACATTGCCAGAGTAATCAAAGAGTTGGCCTCAGAATATCCGTGGTTCAACGATCTTGATGATGTCAGAAAAGATGCTATGATTGACATCAGTTTTAACCTCGGAGCTACGCGTTTGCGTGGTTTTCGACGCGCATTGGCTGCGATGGAAGCAGCTAACTACAAAGAAGCCAGCACCGAATTCTTAGACAGTAAATGGGCCAAGCAAGTGGGTGGCCGTGCTTTGGAGCTAGCAGATATGATCGCCAGTGGCGAATATGTCTAATCCATATATATTTACCGCTACTGTCTCTAAAATTGTAGACGGAGATACGATGTATGTTACTGACATCAATTTGGGTTTTGGCATCGTGCATCGCGGTGATAATGGTCGTGGCATTTGCTTGCGTCTTAATGGAATCGATACCCCGGAATCTCGCACTAGAGATTTGGAAGAAAAGCGTTATGGACTCGCAGCCAAAGCGTTTGTCAAGGCGTTCGCGCCAGTAGGCACTGAAATTGTTTTAAGGACTTACGAGAAAGGTAAGTACGGCAGATGGTTGGCTGACATCAAAGTAGGTAATAAGTGGCTCTGCAGAGAGTTGATTAAGCATCATCATGCGGTTGCTTATTACGGTCAAAACAAATCAGAGATACAAAAAGCCCATTTAGCAAATAGGCTTAAAGTATGTTCCACGTGAAACTACTCAGCAGGCAAATAGTTAAAAATTAAATCACTGTCACACTCAATAGTCACCCTGGCGGTATCTGTAGCCACGTAGTAAGTTATTGTAGGCATTTCAGCAATGTGGCAGTCAATGTTATCGACTTTGATAATAATTGGCGTAGGCGGCTCCACAGGAGCTTCTTCTGTAGCGAAAATCGATCCGAGGATATACGAAAGTATGCCAATAGCCATAATCGCCATGATTGAATAGTGAATTTTTGTCATAGTTAATCTCTTTCGCCTTTCAGTGGTTTAATCGTAAAAAACTCTTGATGATCTGGGTTTTTTGCTCGAAACATTCGGGCGTAGTAGGCTATAAAGTTATTAGATATCTTAAAATCATCGCCGCTTGTTTTAATGGCGTAATCCCATCGCATCTTGTTGATTACTAGCCATGCTGATGACTTCTTCACACCTGATTTAATCAACTCATGCGTCTGCTCTTGGAATTCTAACCAGATGTGTGGGTTTTTCTTATGCCAGTCCCACCACTTTTGTTTAATGTCATCAGTAGCGGGGGCTGAAAATTTATTCTTATAAATGCTCATCGTTTCCCCTAAAATGGAATATCGTCATCAAAATTATCAATAGGTGGGGTGGCTGATCGGTGACCAGCCTCTGGTTGATCGCCCCCTCGACCACGGGGAGTGTGAGCGCCAGATTCGCCTTTGTGCATATCTAAATTATTGACAATGACTACGGGCTTGGAGTGCTTAACCCCATCCTTTTCCCATGTCTCTAAAACAAACTCTCCCTGCACAGTTACAGGCTTGCCTTTGAGAAGGTACTGAGCCAGCTTGTCAGCTCGATCACCCAACAGCTTGCATTCTACCCAACTTACCTTCTCATATTGGCCGTAGCCCTGTTTAACGGGCAGAGGGAAGCTGCCTACACTCTTGCCGTTGGGCGTAACCCTTAAATCCAAATCCTTGCCTAGATTACCGCTAAAAATACATATATTCATATTTTACAATCCACTTAAAATTAATAGAAATATTCCAGTTAAAATCACAAGTGATCCTACGCCATACAAAAACTCGCTCATCTTCTCGCTAATCCTCATTTGCTTTCACCGTAGTAGGCTGCTCTGAAATCCGATGACTTCATTACCTCCCTGTCTTTGGTGGGAAAAGACCCGCCTTTCGATGGTGCGACCCACAGAGCCTCTTGAACGTGTTTTGGCAGCGTAAACCATTCCTCTGCTGCAGACGATAAGTCACCATCTGCAATGCCAGTAAGAATTGCGTCAATAGAGCTTGAATAGTCTTTTTGGTAGTCAATAATAGCCGAATTGCCATCGTCATCATCAGTCGGCACTCCGGCGGCTGCTTGCAAACTCAGCCGACGACAATAGGTTATTCCCGCTGCATAGCCGTGAGCGTCCTGCTTGCAAGGAATTAAAAATTCTGACTCCAGCCATTCGCCAGAGCTGTGCATGATCCGTGTAGCAACTCCTACGCACCCGTCCTGAGATACTGGCAACTGGACAAAGCTCAAGCCGTTATCAGCAAATGGCTTTCTGACAGCAGCTATGACCGATGTGAGGTCTGCATACTTGGACTTAAAGAATGGGTTCTCAGAGTCCTTAATTGCAGAACCCATTTGACTTTGCGCCTTTGAAAGAGCTGTTGCTAGCTCAGAAATTGATTCAGATTGACTAATCATTTAGTAGGTTCCCCTGCTCGGCGTACAGGCCGGTCATATAGATGTTGAAAAATTCTTCTTCGTAAGCCTGCCAGGTCAAGCTATTCTTAGGATATGGATTGTTGGGCTCGCCATCTTTAAAGTCCCAGCCTGCCTTGCTTCGAGCAGCGGCAAGCTCAGATTCTTTTGAAATTATTGCATTAGCTACTTTATCGCTGTGCAGCTTGCTGCGGAAAACAATAACATTGCTCATATCAACTCCTCCACATCGCCAGCTATATAGTCGGTGACAAGCTCTCGCACTATTTTTCCCAAATCCTTATCTGCCAAATCTTGCGACTTGCTTCCCTTGCATTTAACCGCATCAATAAGAACGGCTTTAAATTCAGGATGGAGCTTTCCCCAAGATACTTGGGTAGCCTCTGTCCCAATTGCCTCAATCGCTGTCGCGCTGTCGGCCTCGAGTTCCGAAAGAACTACCTCTTCGATTTTCATATCAATATCATCTTGCTCAATCTCAGCGGCTCTGAACAACTTTTCCTGCTCAAGCTCGTAAGCGTTTAATGCTGCTGTGTTGCTGTCTGGCAACCATCGATAGTCAAAATTGTTATTAGTCATATCTTCATTCCCCAATGAGTGTTTATTTGTAAGCTAGGTAAGATTAATGTATTATTTATTTCAATGCAAGCTATTATTTAACTGAAAAGTAATATAGGATTGAATTTCAATGAAGAAAAAAGTGAAGTTGGCTAAGTATTTGGAAGATCGGAATAATTTGCAATCGGAACTTGGTGAGATATTCGGAATCTTCCCATCGCGTATTAGTCAGATTAAGGCTAGTAACCCGGACGCTACGCTAATAATTGAAAATGGGGAGGTTTCCGAGCTCCATTACATAAAACCTAAGATTTATTACCGGATCACGGGAAATTAAATGCACTATTATCAGTTTAATATAGGTGATTACAGGCGAGATACCGCACATTTAAGTCATCTAGAACACGGTATTTATCGGTCATTGATAGACACTTATATGCTCGAAGAATCTCCACTACCGGGAGACATGAAAGAGCTTGAGCGTAAGCATTCGATCAGAACTGCAAATGAAAAGAAGGCACTTAGAAATGTCTTAAATGACTTTTTCAAATTCGAGAATTCAATGTTTCTTCATTCTCGATGCGATGAGGATATAATTTCATACAGAGATAAGTCTGCGAAGGCCAGTAAATCCGCAAAGAAGAGATGGGAAAAGGATGCGAACGCAGTGCGAACGCATAGCGAAGGCAATGCTAACCATAAACCATTAACCATAAACCATAAACCAATAACCAATAAAAAGAAGGGCTTTAGCAAGCCCACTATCACAGAGTTAGAAGATGCCTTTGCTGGAAAGGTTACTGATGCAGGTCATCAGGCAGGTCTTTTCCTTTGTCATTATGAGTCTAACGGTTGGAGGGTTGGTCGAAACCCGATGAAGTCATGGCAACACGCAGTTACTAGCTGGATAGCGAGGAGCAAGCAACATGGAACAGGTCAACAGTTTGGTCAAAAAGCTGTATCAAAGTCAGAAAGAAGGGACGAGGCCGCAAGACGATACCTGGAAGAAAACAATGATGATGGTGTGGCGTGGCCTACAGGCCATGAAGTTAGTCCATGATGACATTGGATCAACTGATTTTAAATACTGGGAAGCATCACTGTCTGATTACCCGCAAGAGCAGTTACTGCAAGGGCTGAAGGCTGCGGAAGATTGGTCCGGCTTTCTCACACTAGGAGACTTCCGTAAATTGTGCGATAAGCCAGTCCGAGCTCCCTATCACAGTGAGTTTAAAGCTCTGCCCAACAAGCGGATGGACAGCGATGTGTTCAGGCAAAAACTGAAAAAAATGCGCGAGGAGTTAGATTTATGAGTGAGAAAAGAACCGCCCAACAGCAAAAAGCCCTGGAACTATGGTGTAAGATTTTGGCCGAGGATTTGAACGCTGCGGGGCTTGATCAGCGCAAGGTGTTAAAGCCGTCAATAGCCATTCCGTGGTGTCAGCCAAGCGTGAAGGATAGGATTTTCAGACCTGTATTCACCGCCATGACTGGGCTGGAATCGACAGCAGACGCTGACCCCAAGGATTACAATCCAGTATATGAGGTATTGTGCAGACACTTAGCAACGAGGCTGGGCGTGACAGCTCCCGCATGGCCTGACAGGAATCGTGAGGATTTAAGGCAGGGTGGATGAAAGCGCATCAAAAAATAGTTAGAGATGGCGCGTCCCAGAAAACCGATATGCTTGGCGAGTGGTGGCTAGATATAGATACAGATATAAAAAAAGCAGAAGTTAGAGAGGTAAGCAGAGGAATTGCCGAGGGAATCATAAAAGAGTATGAGTGGCTGGGGTGTTTGGCAGCGGTAAATTGGTTTTATTACGGAATATTCTTTGATGATATTTGTGCTGGAGTGGTTGTCTATGGGCCTGAGTACATTGAAAACCTTGGCAAGTGGGATTCATACGGATATACGGGAAAAATAATACTTTTATCGAGAGGGGCTTGTGTTCATTGGGCGCACCCTCATAGCGCAAGCAAGCTAATACGGCAAAGCATGAAAATGCTCCCTGAAAAGTTCAAGGTGATTACTTGCACAGTTGATGACTTGGCGGGAGAGGTTGGAACCATCTATCAGGCTTGTGGTTTTGATTATGTTGGTTCTATGCGCGATGCAAACCCTAATGTTAATAGCAGAAAAGGGGATAGGGATGCTTGGGTGATTAATGGCAAGCTATACGGAGCCAGAAATATCAGACAAAAGCTAGGAACCACCAAGATACAGGAAATTAGAAAGCATTATCCAGACGCAAAGAAAATAAAGCAGAACTCAAAGGGCAGGTATTTTAGCTTCAGAGGCTCCAAAAAAGAAAAATCAGAGAATTTGAAAGCTATAGAGCATTTAATTAAGCCATACCCAAAGAGAGAGAACCAAGACATCCCATCAACGGTTTTAGACGGATATTCAAGATGAAACTATACCAACTAACCGACTCTGAGCTATCCAAGCGGTGTGAGAACCATGTAAAGCTATACCGTAATGTATCGGATTCAACTCGATTGCTTGAAGAGTTGCTTGATCGTTTCACCAAGCAGAAGAACATATTAGACGAGGTGTTAAGAGATGATTATCCGATCCAAACGAATAACTCAGGCGGCAAAAGACAGGAGCTGTGTGTGCTGCGGAATCGAAGATGGCACAATTGTGAGAGCGCACTATAGCGGGATGCGCCAACATCAGTACGGCAAAGGCCGTGGAATTAAAGGTCATGACTGCGTGGCCGCTGACCTGTGCATCAAGTGTCATGGGAAATTTGACAATTATGAAATGGGCAACGGTGAGACTAGGGAATTGCGACACATAGACCAGAGTGAGCAGTTCCTGCACTATTGCATGATGACGCTCGTCCGGGACATAGAAGCCGGAATTTATCAATTATGAAAATTGACATCAAGCCTCTGTCTGTCAATGTGGCATGGCAGGGGCGAAGATTTAGAAGCAAGGCTTACAAAGCATACCAACAGGAAGTCGCACTCAAGCTCCGCAAGATGACCCTCCCAGAGCCTCCCTACACGCTGCTCCTTGAATTTGGAGTAAGCAACAAGGCCGCTGACTACGATAACCCCATAAAGCCCTTTCAGGACTGCCTACAGGCTTTCTACGGCTTTAATGACTCTCAGATTTATGAGGGTGTGCAGCGCAAGGTAATCGTCCCCAAGGGCGAGGAATACGTGAAGTTTTCAATCCTGCCCCTACTAGACCTTAGTCACCTGTATGTCTAGGACAATTCTGCAATAAAATTCCTGCAATTTGTCCATAACAAACGAATATTGCTTTAATTGTACGATAGTCGTTGACAAGGGGTAGGTATTGGCTTAGAGTTGTCTCACTTACTTAAAAACACACAGGAGAACGACCATGTCAATGACCCGCAGAGAAATTGAAGACTTTTACGAATTTTGCGAGACACTAGACTTTGGTGATTATGACAAGGTTATGGTGCTTGACAGCAGTATACAGGCCTACGCAGACGAGGTGACAGGATGAAGCTAACAGCGGAACAGATCGAAGAAGTAGTGGTGGAGGCTCTTATAGAGGATAGGGAGAGCCTAGAGCAGGAGGAGATGTCTACACCGTACACTCACGAGGACTACGAAGACCGCATAGCCGAGCTAGAGAAGGATTTAGAGCAGTCCATTGAGCATATTGATAACTTGCAATTTTGCTCAGAAGAGCGCGGTTTTTTTTATTGCCCAAACTGTGGTGAAGGAACCAAGCATACAAAAGATTGCTACATTGGTGTGTTCTTGGACAAGCATAAGCCCTAGACCATCACATTACTGATTATATGGAGAGTGAGAATGGAAGATGAATTAGATATGTTGTTTAGATGGCATGAAATTGATGACCAGAAGTTGCTAGAGACAGTAAAAACAATTCGGCAATCTGCTAGAGATAGCGCATTAGCCTATGCCGCAAAGCATGGGTTTGTAGCACCGCCGCGAGAGGAAAGATCACCGGCTGAACTAATGAGAGGGGAGTGTGTCTCTGAACCATGACGACATGGCAGCGGTCATGACGAGGACGGTCCTTATTACGTCGACGTTCGAGAGGCCGCAAAAGCAGGGGCCAAAGCATTAGCCGCATCGTTCGGGTCTGACGTAGATTTATCAGATTGGGCAGCAGCTTAAACCAACCGGCCCCTACGGGGGCCAACCCCATACAGGAGAATGACCATGACGCTTAGAGAACTAACCCACAAGCACCACTTAATCAGCGTCCAGAGCGTTGTAGACAAGACTAAGGTTCCTCGCTCTACGCTCCAGGACTGGCATAGAAACAAGCCTCAACTGTTAGACATAGTTCTGCTAGGATGCGCCGCAAAGGAAGATAAGCATGGATAAGCATTTCTGGTGTACGCTGTGCGGCATCAAAAAGTATGCAGAAGACCTAGCAACCGGGATCAAAGATGGCTCTGGACTGTGCAAGGACTGTGATCAGCAGCTAAAGCGTGAGCTGGGGCGTGGTGTGCGAGAATATGTTTTGACGCAAAAAAAAAGGTATACTTAAACTATGGACTTACGAATCTTGGACGATAACGAGATTGAGAAGCTCAAAGAGCTTGCCCCTGCCCTGTCACACGCTCAGTTGGCAGAATATTTTGGCATGTCTGACAATTGCTTGAGAAGGATGTTTAAACGAGAGCCAGAGTTATTGGAGGCTTATAACAAGGCATTGCTAGACGCAAGCAGCAGAATGATCTCTCAACTGTATGCAAACGGCATGGACGGTGATTTTCAGAGCATGAAGCTATGGCTATCTCAGCGAGCTGGCTGGACGGAAAAGAGCAGGCAGGAAATATCTGGACCTGACGGCAAGGCTATTGAGAAGGATTATCATGTGACCATTGAGGTCGTTAATCCAGGAGACTTAGCCTGAATCTGCAGATCGCTCCAAAGCTGTTACCAGTGCTTGAGGCTAAACAACGCTTCATTGTGGTCTACGGCGGTAGAGGCAGCGGCAAAAGCTATGGCCTCGGCTCTCTTAGCTTGCTCAAGGCTCTGGAGGGGCAAAAGATCGGAGCTTTTAGAGAGTTCCAGAACTCCATCGATGATTCGGTACACAGCCTCTTAGCGTCTCAGATACAGTCTTATGGCCTTGAAGACTTTCAGGTGCAGAATAACCAGATTCTGTTTAATGGCGAGGCGGCTTTTAAATTTAGAGGTCTAGCCAGAAACGTAGAGGCGGTTAAGTCGATGTATGGCTTTAACTTGTTCTGGGTCGAGGAGGCTCAAACTATATCCTTTGAAAGCCTGAAGGCTCTTACTCCTACGCTTCGGGAAGCAGGCAGTCAGATATGGCTTTCAGGTAACCCACGGTCCAGCACTGACGCATTTTCTGAGCGGTTCATTAAGCCATTCGAGAAGCAGCTTAACCGCGATGGCATATACGAAGACGATATGCACCTAATTATCCGCATGAATTACGAGGATAACCCGTGGTTTACGAAGACTCCGCTAGAGCAGGAGCGGCTACATGATAAGCAGAACCTGCCCAGAGCTATGTACGAGCACATCTGGGAAGGCAAGCACCTCGATACTGTGCAGGACAGTATAATCGACCCTGACTGGTTTGATGCGGCGATAGACGCGCACAAGAAGCTAGGATGGAAGCCAGAAGGAGCTTTAATTGCTTCCCACGACCCTTCAGACGAGGGCGGTGACAGTAAGGGCTATTCCTTGCGCCACGGCAATGTCATTCTGGACGTTTGTGAAAATGTTACTGGAGATGCCAACGAAGGCATGGACTGGGCACTAGAGAAGGCTGTAGCAGCTCAGGCAGACCACTTCATCTGGGACTGTGACGGTCTTGGGATAAGCCTAAAGCGTCAAGTAGACCAGGCGCTTGAAGGTAAGAAGATGGAGTACCATATGTTCAAGGGCTCCGAGTCCCCGTATGACCCAGAGATGCCGTACACGCTAGGCGGTAGCCAGAGGGCTAAGACAAACAGAGAAACCTTTCTCAACAAGCGAGCACAGATGTGGTGGACTTTGCGGGATAGGTTCGAGGCAACCCATCGAGCTGTGGTGAAGGGTCAGTATATTGACCCAGAAGAGCTAATTAGTTTGTCATCAGATATTGACAATATTGAGCAATTACGCTCGGAAGTTTGCAGAATCCCTTTAAAACGATCAAACTCTGGTAAGATTCAGATTTTAAGCAAGATTGAGATGGCGAAGAAACCGTACTCAATACCTTCACCGAATATGGGCGATTCTCTCATGATGAGTATGCACACGCCTAAAACCAAGATAATGAAACCGATAGAGATCAACTTTGCAGGATGGAATAATCATGGCTAGTTACGACAATGGCAAAGAGTTAGAGGACAGAGGTGCTGGTGAGGACGATCTGAGCTACAAGGCTGATTACTCAGAGCATCAAGACGTTATAAATTTGCTAGATAAGTGCCAGCAAGCTGACAAAGACAATCGTGAACGTGTCAGAGAGGCCCATCTGTTCCTGGATAAACGAGATGGTCAGTGGGAGCCCGAATTCTGGAGCAGCAACGACAATAAGCCTCGTTATACTTTCGACATGGTCAATCCTATCGTAGACCAGGTAGCTTCTGAGATAGAGCAGAACGACTATGATATTCGGGTATCTCCGGCTGGAGGTGACGCAACTAAAAACTTGGCTATGTCGTTTGATGGAATGATCCGTAACATCGAGCAGATGTCTAATGCGAAGACTGTCTATTCGCAGGCGGCAAGAAACATGGTGATCGGAGGCATGGACGGCTGGCGCGTCATTCAAAAGTTTGTGGACGATAACAGCTTTGATCAAGACTTATCGATTGAGCATATTGGTAACTTTGTTGATCGAGTATGGTTTGACCCGGCGGCTGAGGCCCAAGACAAGTCAGACAGCCGTTATGCCTTTGTATTGCACCCAATGGCTGTCGATGAATATAAGTCCAGGTTCCCAGAGGGCTCTGGCGAAAGCGTAAGTGATGACAGGGAGGGCGATGCGTATTATGACAAAGCTGAAGTAGTCGTGGTCGGAGAGTTCTTGTACTTGGAGTCAAAGGACCGCGATCTGGTGATGATGTCAAATGGTCAGGTCCATGAGGTAAATGACGCTTATGAAAAGGTTGTCGATGATCTGAAATTAATCGGCGTTACTGAGGTTAAGCGGAGAACACGCAAGAAGCATTATGTATGCTCACGGTTTTTTGACGCAAAGGACTTCTTAGAGGATAAGCGGGAGACTGTGTTCTGTCGCATCCCGGTAGTGCCAGCTTACGCTAATTTTAAGATATCTGAGAATAAAACAATTTATTGGGGTGTAGTTGAAAAGCTGCTAGACCCGCAGCGAGTAATGAACTACAGCGTGTCTCGTGAGATTGAGGAAGGAGCTTTAGCGCCTCGTGCGAAGTATTGGATGACAACTGCTCAGGCATCTGGTCATGAAAAGAAGTTACAGACACTGAACACTAATGCTGATCCTGTACAGTTTTATAACGTAGACCCTGAATCACCTGCCGTTCCCATGCAACAGGGTGGAGCGCAAGTTAATCCTGGCTTGAGTCGAATATCAGAATCAATGCGGCTGATCATAGGCCAGACTTCCGGTATGTTCGCAGCGAATATGGGAGACAACCCAGGCTTGCAGTCTGGTGTAGCCATCAAGCAACTACAGGACCGAGGAAGCAATAGCACATTCAAGTACAGCCGAAGCATAGAGATTGCTGTAGCGGCTACAGGCAGACTCTTAAAAGACGCTATCCCAATGGTGTATGACACACAACGGCAGGTGAGAATACTCCGAGAGGATGAGTCTTATGACATGGTTCCAATCAATCAACAAGTTATTAACAATGAAACAGGTGAGATTGAAACTGTTAATGATTTGCAGGTTGGGACTTACGATGTTATCTGTCGCGCTGGTCCTAGCTTCCGTAATCGGCAGCAGGAGACTATAGAGGCCATAACAACATTGGCGCAGACCGATCCTAGCCTAATGCAGATTGCTGGTGACTTGTTGCTTCAGAATATTTCTACACCTGCAGCATCCCAGATTGCCGAGCGCAAGCGCATTCAGATGATTGATGCTGGCCTTATCCCACAGTCTCAGATGACTGATGAGGAGCTGGAAGAGATGGCTGCTAAGATGCAGGCTCAAGGTCAAGGACAGGCTCCTGATCCCGCTATGGTGCTCGCACAGGCAGAGCAGATGAAGGCCGAAGCTGACCTGATGAAAGTACAGGTCGATGCTCAAAAGGTTCAGAATGATACATTGAGGATACAATTAGATGCTCAAAATAATCAAAATGAGATTGTGGCGCAGCAGGCCAAGACCCAGGTGGATGTATTTAATGCCCAAACCAATCGCATTAAAGCTCAGGTAGATGCAGAAAAAGCTGGGGCGGTTATAGATCACACCAACATCAAAGCATTTGGTGATCAGCTAGACAACCAAGAGCAGATGACCGACATGATGGATGAGCAGGAGCGTAGAGCCCGGATGGCTATGATGTCTGATGTGGACCTTATTAGGATGGCTAACGGTGGCTAATCCATTAACTGGAATTCTTAGTGATGCAGGCTCATTCCTTGTTGATGAGGGGGCAAAGCTACTCGGTTTTGATGATGAGCGCCAAGTAGCTATATCACAAGAGGCGGTAGACCTTACTAATCAAATGGTAGATGCAGGCTTGATTGGTAAGCAGTATCGAGTAGAGCTGTTACTGCCAGAAGACGCTTCTAAAAGAACTAGACAGAACACTGGGATTAAGGGCGATGAAGAGGTGTTCAACGCTGTGAATCATGCTTTGTTTTCCTATTATGCTGGGCAAAACCCGCTAGCAGGGGCTGGTGCTCAGGCTAAGGAAATGATTCAGGGAGCGCAAGTCAAAAGTCGAGGCGGCGATCCTAGAACGGAAGGACTTGATTACTTCAATAACAAGTTTGGCATTCAGTTGGCTCGACAGGGCGCTAGCCTACAGGAAGCAAAAAATGCCATCGTGAACAGCATTGCAAACGTAAACAACGAGGGAACTAGAGGCAGAATGCTTCAAGGACTTTCTATCAGACCTGGACAAGACCTCTTGCTTAACCGTGAAGACTTGCCCACTGACACGCTTTATCCATTTAGGCGGTAATTATGGCTAAGACAGACCAAGAGTTAGCTCAGGAGGAAATGGCAAGCCGCCAGTATATGTATGGCGGTACGGGTCCGTTTTCGCAGTTTATTTCAGGCGAGCGCAGAGAGATATTGAGTCCTGAGTCAACGCAAGTTCTTGGTTTTGCTTCTGGTCCTTCTGGTGTTGAATACATCACCGAAACAATCCCTGCTGAGTATGGTCCTGCCGAATACGATCCTAGCTATTCTCCGGTCCGTAGGGGGCTTTCCGCGTTGGGCGATATGCTTGGCGAGGCTCCATCATTCCTTGGTTTCAGAGGCCCAGATGAGCAGGCAGAGGCAATACAAGGTGTAGGCTCTAGCCTCCGAGATGCTTTGTTTGGCACTTCTGAGTATATGTCTGAGCAGGCAAGGGCCGCAGCATCAGGCGGTGAATACTTTGATCCAGAAACAGGCAGGACTGTAGCGTTTGATCCTACGATAGTTATGGGAGGAGGTTCTAGCGGTGGAGGCCCAGCTTTGGCCTCTGGGTTTAGAAGATCAGGCAATGAAATTGGAGATACGCTTTTATACTCAGGCGGCGGCAGGCAAGGCTCTGCTATAGCTGGAGGCTCGGCGCTGCGTGGCTTAGACATGGATCAAGGCGCTAGGATGCAGAGAGCGCAAGACCTTGGGTTTGATACTGAGAGGACTGCATACAGAGGACTGAGTGGCGAATACGATCCTAACAAAGCTGGCAACTACCAAATGTTTACCAGTAGTCCTGAAGATGCAGGTGAGTATGGAAGAAATGTTGTTTCTTCATATTTAAGAAAAGGAAACAATCTTGTCGTTGATGGCGGCAGAAATAACTTTAACTCAATTCCTGTCAGAAACCTGCCTGATGCAGTTAGAGCCAATCTGCATTCAAGTGTAGGCAGCGTGGCTAGGACAGATGATATAGCATACGCAGCACAAGCCGCAGGTTATGATTCTGTATCAATTAACAATGTGTTTGACAAAGCGTCCAACGAAATACCAATAAAACCGTTGCCTGCTAAAAATGAGCCTATGAGTCAGGAAATGATGGATTTTCTTGATGAGGTAGATGCAAGCGAGGAGTACAAAGCATACCAAATGCTCAACAACACTCCTGATGTCGCTCTGCCTCCTGAAATCCCAAAAAATTACGATCCAACCACGATTGATATAATCTTTGATCCTAAGAACATCCGCTCCATTGAAGCCGAGTTTGACCCAGACAAAATGGATAGCTCTGATCTGTTGTCAAGTGTAAATCCAACGCAATCTGCGTTACGGGCTTTTGTATAAAGTTTATGGGAGTGTAATAGAGGTGCAAATCCTCCGGTGAAAATCTATCATGAACCGAGCCAGAGATAGCCGCTCCCGCCAAAAATTGCTTGCAAAACCACAATATGTGGTATAATTATAACACAGCGAACTCCACGCTTTTATTGGAGGCATGGAACGTCACCATTTATTTGACGGCATTTATGAAGGTAACAAGATGGAACAGGAAGATATTGTCGATGAGGCTGAAATAGAGCTCGAAGACGTAGAAACCGAAGGTCAAGAAATTGACTCCGACTCATCACCGGATACTGAGGAGGCTCAGGAGAAACAAACCAAGCCTGATTGGCAGAAGGTACGGGCCAGATTTGACCCGGTACAGCAAGAGGCATACGACAGAGGTGTAGCTGAAAAAGTCAAGAAGCTCAGGGAAAAAGAGCTTGAGGCTGAACAGTTAAAGCAACGTCTAGAGTCGCTTGAAAAACAGATGCCAAAACAGGAAAGGCCAAATGTGCCGAAAGAGCCGGACCCTTATGCCCTGAGTGATCAGGAGTATCAGCAACAGCTCAGAATGCGCGATGAGGCCATAGCTAGACAAGCTGCATTTGACGCACAACAACGCTTCCAACAACAGGAAGTACAGCGTTTGCAGAATGAACAGCTATACAAAGAGCAGGAGGCTTTGAATGAGAAGGTTACTACCTACTCGCAGCGAGCTGTCCAGCTTGGTATATCTAACGAGGAACTACAAGCCGCAGGTAATCAAGTTGCGGCATTTGGAATGTCAGACGATGTAGTCAACTATATTTTAGATGACGAACTAGGTCCGGCTATAACAAAGTACCTCAGTCAGAACGTAACCGAGCTAGACACCATCCGGTCTATGAGTCCGGCGCAAGCTGCTGTAAGGATAGCAACTCATGTACGCGAGAAGGCTGCTGCATTGAAACCTAAAGTAAATGCCGCTCCTGACCCGGTAGAACAGCCAGCGAAAGCTGGTGTAGCGCCTAAAGCGCGAGGACCGAAGGGGGCAATTTTTGAATGAATAAGGTGATCCAATCATGGCTAATAATCTTAGTAGTAACGTCACACGGAAAGTTGCTCGTGTATTTTTAGATGCATTCGAGGCTTCCCGTGTAGTAACAAAGACTGTCGACACTCAGTTGTTGTCAGGTAAGTTCAATCCTTCAAGTGGTAGCACTGTTGACTTTAAGCGTCCTCACGACTACAACACAATCCGCACTTCTGGCGGTGACATAAGTGGTTCCACGAAGTCTGACATCATTGCTGGTAAAGCAACTGGTACAGTTCAAAACTATTTCACAGCCGCCACTGAGTGGGGCAACGTGCAAGAGGCTTTGGAGCTAGACCAGTTAGATCAAATCCTTGAGCCAATGGCTCGCAGAATCGTAACTGACCTTGAGCTAGACCTCGGCGCGTTCATGCGTAAAAACGCAGCGTTGAGCTACGGTGATCGCGGCACTGTTGTTGACGCATGGTCAGACGTAGCTGGTGCTGGTGCGTTGATGGACTCTGTTGGTGTGCCAATGTCAGACGAGAAATACTATCTGATGAACCCATTCACAACCACTGCGCTGTCATCAGCTCAGAACGGTTTGAATGCGGCTGACGGCCTTGTTCGTACAGCTTGGGAGAAAGCGCAAATCAGCCAGAACTTTGGCGGCTTGATGGCACTAACTTCTAACGCTCTGAGCAGCTATACGTCTGGTTCTACCACTGATCGTGCAGGAGCACTGAATGGCGCTCCTGACGCAACTTACGTCACAGCCAAGGACACCATGCAGCAGACTTTGGTTCTTGATGGTCTGGGTACTGGCACTATCAAAGCTGGAGACCAAGTAACTATTGCAGGCGTTAATCGTTTAAATGTTGCTACTCGTGAGCTTATCCTTGATAGCGCAGGTGCTGCTGTTCCGTGGACAGGCACAGTCCTTGAGGATGTGACTATCGCTGCTAACGCTGCGACTATTACAGTCTCTGGCGCGGCTATCTACGAAGCTAACGGTCAGTACAACAACGTAGACGCGGCTCCTGCTGACGGCGCGGTTGTGACTATCGTTGGTGCTGCGTCAACTGTCTATCAGCCTAATATGTTCTTCACCAAGCAAGCGTTTGGTCTTGGAACTGTTAAGTTACCTAAGCTCTACTCAACTGACACGATTGCAACTACCAGCGATGGTATGAGCATCCGTGTGTCTAAGTACGCAGACGGTGACGCTAATACGCAGAAGATTCGTTTTGACCTTCTTCCGGCGTATGCTTGCTTTAATCCGCTATTTGCGGGTCAAGGCTTCGGCAAGTAACCTTGTGTGATTCTGGGAGCTTCGGCTCCTAGTTTTTTATATGGCTACTCCAAGAAAAGGTAAAGCGAAAGTAAAGGTCACCGCTAGCGGCAAGAAAGTCTCCTACGGGCAGGCTGGAAAAGCCAAAGGCGGTGGTTCTCGTGTGAAGCCTGGAACAAAGAAGGGTGATTCTTACTGCGCTAGGTCTTTAGGAATTAAGAAAAGGCTTTCAAAAGAAAAGCAGAACGATCCCAACACGCCTAACAACTTGAGCCGTAAACGCTGGAAGTGCAAGGGTGCTAAGTCCACAAGAAGCAAAGGTGCTAAGTATGAGTGACGGCCTGTACGCTAACATCCACAAGAAGCGCAAGCGAATTAAGCGTCAAAAATCCCAAGGTAAGACACCAGAGAGAATGCGAAAGCCAGGCTCGAAAGGTGCTCCTAGTGCTAAGGCGTTTAGGCAATCTGCCAAAAATGCAACATTTGAGTGAGGTGAATTATGCCAATGGTTGACGGAAAGAAATATCCCTACACAAAAAAAGGCAAGAGCGATGCTGCCAAAGCTGCTAAGAAAAAGCCCAAAGGCAAATTCAAAGCAAAGGGAGCTATGTACGAATAATGGCTACTGTTGCTCAAGTTGCAAAGGCATCTTTACAAAGAATATTAGTCCAGGCTAGCGAAGCCCCGTTGCAGCCTGATGAGTATAGTGACTTCATATTTGCTATGAATAACTATATGAATGATTTGGACGCTTCAGGGATACAGCTAGGATACACAGAGGTATCTGACTTAGGCGATGATGTAACTATCCCTACAGGCGCACTGCGAGGCTTGATAGCTAATATGGCTATTGAAGTTGCTCCTGACTACAACGGCATTATCTCGCAAGGCTTGGTAAAAGCAGCAAGAGACGGTTTTAATACAATGCGATTAATAGGGCAAAGTATGGGCGTTAGCAAAATGCCATCTACCCTACCTATTGGTTCGGGAAATGAAGATAACTTGTATGGCTTTTCTAGTCACTTTTATCCAGACGCTGAGGCAGAAATACTAGCAGAATCTACTGGGGCAATAGGCCTGGAGCAAAATACAAATGGTTGATCGATCGCAAGGCAGAAAGAAATCAAATTTTGTTGCCAAAACATCTGTAGATGCTGGCGCGTTTATGGATTACTTTGTAAACGGCACTAATTATAAGATCAGCTACACCAATTTTGTTGGTGGTCTTGGTGTTACCGGAAGTATAACTCAGACGGGAGCTGCTACTGGTATTGCTGTCTTAGATATTGATGGTTCTGTAAACAAGATTAGAAACATAGAGAGCGGCTCTGGCATATTGGCTAGTGTATCTGCCGAGAACGGTTTAGAGCTAAAACATAACTTCTCTGCTGACTCTACTGGCGTTCCACTGTTACTCAATGTAACGGACGCTACTCCTGACATTGCAAGCCTGGTTGGAGGAAGCGGAATAAACGTAACCTCAACAAGCAATTACGTCACGATAGATGCTGAGGCGCAGCCATACGCTCAAGTTACTGTGCAAGGAAACACTGGAGCCACAACGATATCCACGGCTGGCACTCCTGTAAAGGCGGCAGCAACTTTTGTTGTTGGTGTACAGTCTGGGTTTACTGGAGATACAACAGGAAAGATAGTTTACAACGGAACATCTGAAAGAGTCGCTGCTATTCATGTTAGCGCCACATTCAGCCCGGTTGCTTCAAACAATCAAGAAATATTTATACAGATTGCTAAAAATGGCACTGTTGAGGCTGGCAGTAAAATTACCAGAAAAGTAGATGCTGCTGAGTCTGCTAATGCTTCTACGTTTTTCAATGTTTCCTTGTTTCAAAATGATTTTATTGAGCTTTATATTGGTAACGACACGAGCACAGATAATGTTGTTCTGATTGATGCAATTGTGGGTATTGTGAACTAATGCCGAAGGTTATCCTGCCAATAGCTAACGGATATTATGAGAGCGATTCTCTGCCGATATCGGCGCAGGAATGCACTAACTTCTATCCGAATATAGCTCAGGCTCCTGCGTTAAATCAGGAGACTCTGTTTGGTACGCCCGGTCTTACACAAGTAGCTAGCGCAAGTGACATCAGTAACTGCCGTGGCGCACATGAAATGAACGGTGTGCCTTACTTTGTGATTGGTAGCAAGTTATACAGTATGTCATCAAGTTATGCTTTGACAGATCACGGTCAAATAGCAGGATCAGGCAGAGTATCGATGGCTGACAATGGAACTCAGTTGTTGCTGTTGGTTCCTGGAGGCAATGGGTATATTTACAACCACGTTGCTGATACTTTTGCTCAGATTACAGACGCTGATTTTACGGCTAACGGCAATCCTCAACAGGTTGTGTTTATTGACGGGTTTTTCTGCCTCACTACTGACACAAAGAAATTTATTGTCAGCGCACTGAATGATGGTTTGTCGTATAACGCGCTAGACTTCGGTACTGCAGAGTCGGACCCAGATGAGATCGTTGCTCCTATAGTATTTAAGAACCAGCTATTTATCGGCGGTTCGCAGACGATAGAAGCATTTCAAAACATTGGCGGCGCTGACTTTCCGTTCCAGCGTACTGGGTTGTTCCTCAGCAAAGGGATATCTAGCCCGTTCAGCATTCAGTCTATTCAAGATACGTTTGTGTTTGTAGGCGCGGGTACTAATGAGTCACCTGCGATCTGGGCGCTAAACGGCAACAACGTAGCCAAGATATCTACCACTGCAATAGATAAAGAGTTAAGTGCTTTAACTGAAGCCCAGATACTAGATATATATTCATGGGCCTACGCAGAAAAAGGCGCATACTTTGTTGGATTTGCTTTACCTGGTACTACGTTAGTGTACGACACAATAAGCAAGCGATGGCATGAGCGTAAATCATTTGTGGATGGCTCATTAGGTGCATATCGGGTAAACGCACTGGTTAGGGCGTATAATCAATTATGGGCAGGTGATCTGGTAGATGGAAGGATTGGCCTGCTAGCCCAGAACGTGTACACAGAATACGACACCGAGATTCGCAGAACTATCGTAACTCAGCCGTTTCAAAACAATATGGATTCTTTTGTACTCCCAGAGTTAGAGCTTACGGTAGAGAGCGGTGTAGGTAATTCCTCTGCTGTGAACCCGAAAGTGGGATTAGAGCGGTCTGTAGATGGTAAAATATGGTCAGATGCTAGATACCGCAGCATTGGTAAAGTGGGCGAGTATAACCGCAGAGTTATCTGGAACCGTAATGGTAGGGCTTCAAGGTTTGAGCTTTTTAGATTTACAATTAGTGACCCGGTAAAGCCTGTATTTATACAGATGACTGCTGACATTGTGGCAATGCAATGAGCTATAAGTTAAACGCGGCCCAGCCGATAGTTGATGCTAATGGCACGATGGAGCAGCCATTCAGACAGTTTACGCAGGAAGCGGCGTTATCTATACCTATAACGGGTGTAGGCAGTCCAGAAGGAGTTGTAGAGGCGGTACAGTTTAGTTTATATCTCGACACTACAGGAAGTGCGGGATCAATCCAATACAGAAAAATGCAGCCTGAGATCGGTGGTGACCGAAGCAAGGGCTGGATAGCGGTTTAGGAGAATATTATGGCAATACCATTTTTAGCACCATTAATTGCGGCAGGAAAGGGCATAGCTGGTGCTCTTGGAGGCGCTAAGGGTTTGGCTGCTATAGGTAGCACTGCTCTTGGTTATAAGGGCCAAAGAGATGCTAATAAAATGGGCGCGAAAGCAGCGGAGCAATCTGCTCAACAGCGAGCGGAGCAAATGGCATTGATCAGAGAGTTTGGTCAGAAATCTCTAGCTCCGTTGGCTCCTGCATATCAAAGGTCGCAAGACATACGTCAAAATGCTGTAAATCAAGCTCTTAACCTTACTGGCTCGATGTTTAGACCGCAGCTTGAACAATTCCGAGAAGGCAACTATATGGCCCAACAACGAATAGCAGAGGCCCAGCCTTTTATGCAATCGGCAATACTTGGCAGAGGATCGCTAGATTATCGGCCCGAAGCGGCACGAGTAGGCGGTCAAATAGATTACAGCACTCTTGATTCCATAATAAATCCGCAGCAGATGCAGTTTACTCCTGTAACACAAGCTCAACCAACACAACCAACACAGCAAGCATCTGCTCCAGTTGATCTAATGCAACAAGCAATGATGCAATTCCAAACCGATGGGCAGATACCGTTATGAGTATGAGAATAGAAGACACGGAAGGCGGTAAAGAAGCTGAATTTATTGTACTTGACTTTATTAAGTCTACTCCTAATGCATCGGTTGCAGATATCGCAACTCTAATAAATGATGTTGGTGCTGATCTTAATTATCTTTCCACTGTTTTAAATGTTGATCCTGTAATCGCAAGGCAGGCTTACAGCGAAGTTATTTCGACTGCGCCTCCGATACAGGAAGTAATCAAAAAACAAATAGATTCAAATCCTGTAGTTCCTCCTACTAGACCACTAGATCAAGTAATCGATCCTAGCGGTCCTGCATTTTCTCAAGAAGAAATAGATAATGTTGTAGGTCAACTTACCCGTGGCGATAAAACGCCAAGTGAGATTGCTCAACAGTACGGAGTAAGCGAAGACTTTGTTAATACTAATCTTCAAATAGTACAAGAGCAGGCTTTTCAAGACCTTAACTCAGGTGCTAAGACACCAGAACAAGTCGCTAGTCAGTACAATCTAAGCAACGAGTTTGTTGTTAGCAATCTTGCAAGAGTGAACCAAGAAAGAAATACCAATCCCCGTGTTTATGATCCTGAAAGGCCTAAACCGCCGGTTAATGTTGATCCTGAAAGGCCTATGCCGCCCAGTGTGCCTGTATCGCCTGAGCCACAATTACCTGTGGGCCTGGCGGCAGCAGAACAAGCCGCTTTGGGCGGTGCAGGAACGGCCACAGGGCTTTTGGGTGCTACCGCAGGCTCGGCAGGCAGAGAATTGACTGCAGGCACACTGGGCGGCATAGGTGCTCTGAGAGGCGGTATAGGACAAGCTAGACAAGACATAATGCAGGGAACTCAAACTGGCATAGGCGCTCTCCAGCAAGCACTGGGAGGCGCTAGGGCTGACATTGAGTCAGGATTCACTGGAGGCCGTGGAGACATACAACAGGCTCTCGCTCAGTCCAGAGGAGATATTCAATCTGGATTTGGAAGAGCTGAGGCAATGTTTGATCCCTACGCTCAGGCTGGCGGTCAGGCGCTACAACAGCAACTAGCACTGTCTGGCGCGTTAGGTCCAGAAGCATTTCAACAGGCTTATCAAGAAAGTCCACAGATGAGATTCTTGCAAGAGCAGGGCGAACGTGCTGCTCTTAGAACAGCAGGCGCAAGAGGCGGCTTAGGAGGCGGCAGGGTTATGCAGGAGCTTGCTAGGTACAATACTGGCCTGGCTTCTCAAGACTTGCAAAACCAAATAGCCAACCTTCAAGCTCTATCTGCTCAAGGGCTTGGTGCTAGAGGCAGTGCGGCTAATATCGCCACAGGTGGCTCTCAGCAGCTTGCGGGACTAGCCTCTGGTGCTGGTCAGAATCTGGCTAATTTATCCACTGGTCAAGCTCAACAGCTTGCTAGTTTGGGTGTGCTTGGCGGTACTTCTGGATTACAAGCAGCTACTCAACAGGGTACGCAGTTGGCTAACTTAGCGCAGCAGCTAGGTGTTAGCGAAGCTGATTTAAGAACATCTCTCGGTGCAGGACGCTCTAACATTGCGCTAGGTATAGGAACTAGAGCGGCAGACTTAGCCGCACAAACAGGCTTGAATGTAGCAGGCATGAGGACTCGCGCTGGCGAGCAACTACAACGTCAATTTGGAACGACCGCATCTCAAATGGGTGGTTTGCAACAAGGAATGGGTGCTGGTACTGCACAAATGATTGGAGCGCAGACCGATCTTGTTAGCAGATTACAACAGGCGGCGGCTCAGGGTGATGCAGCAGCTCAAACAGAATTGGCTTTAATGCAAGCTCAAGGCAACAGCAACATAGGTGCTCAATTAGCTGGCGTACCGCAATCCTCTACATTTGTTCCTCAAAGCCCGATCTCAGGAGCTTTAGGTGGTGCGGTTGTAGGAGCGAGACTTGGCGAGATGTTCCCAAAAGAGGAAAAAGTGCAGGCTCCTGTGTTTGATTCTCAACCGTATGTGCCTACGATGAGTTATCATTCCGGCGCAACGGTATATCCTGGTAATACTCAATTTGGCGGTAATCCAAGCTCTATGGGAATAATCAGAAATCCTTTAAGTTAAGTAATATAGGCGATTAGGTATAGATATGGCTGACAACTTATCATTGTTAGGTGGAAGAATGCCTACACAGCAGCAAGGTCCACAACTAAGCACAATATTGCAAGGCTTGCAATCAGCTTACGCTGGTCAAGGTCCACAGTTTTTGCAGCAAATGCAGCAGCAAGAGCAATACGGCAGACAAAAAGCTATGCAGGATTTTCAAATGCAAGAAGTCCTTGCCAAGTCTGCTGCTCAAGATGCTGTAAGGATCAGAGGTTTACTACAAACTGGAAATGTAGGTCAGGCAATTGAGTTACTGCAAGACAGGACTCAGCTAGAGAATAGAATTGGAGCTTCTAGCGAATCTACTCAAAATATGATTCAGATGCTTATGAATGATCCTATGTCAGCTATACCTTCTCTTGATTCTGCAATAAACAGCGCGTATCAGATCGGCTTAATACAGATGCCCAAGCAAGACGAACTAACTGTAAGCCAACTGCGTGAAGTAGGCACTAGTGCTAGAAAACTTAATCAAAACGTAGACGAGATAACGACCGCTTACAACAAGGTCAAGGGCTTAGAGAAAGAAATGAGAGCCAAAAGCAGATCAGCAATCAATGCGGGCATCATGAACGTAGCTCGACTGATATCACCGGGTGTTGTTACGGATGCTGATGCTAGGCAAATTGCTGGAGCGGATACGCCGATATCTGCGGTTATTGCTGCATTACAGGGAAGAGGCGTAAATACAGAACAGTTGATGCGAATTGTTGATCCAACAAATCCAGATACGTTTGACGTTGATCAGCTTATGGCTGTGGCTAACAGCGTGACTGCGGCTGGCATACCATCGATATATGATGCTTACTCAGATTTGCAGAGGACAGCTACAGACTTCGGCGCTAACCAAAGATTTATGAGCGCTTACTTCAATCCAGAGTCTAAGAGAATGCAAACTTTGGCTAATATAAGAACAGAAGTTAGCTCTCCCGCCTCAAATATGATTCAGTTTGAAAGCGAAGAAGACTTGAATACTGCATATCAAGAAGGACAAATAACAGATGCTGATTTGTCTAGGGTTAGAGTAAAAGCCGCTGATGGAAATTATTACCCAACAAGATTTACGGATTGATTTATGGCTCCTCAAACGAAGACATTAATAGCAGATACAAATCAGGCTCCTGTTTTTACTAGTGCTCCTGCACCTCTAAGAGAGATAGGCGAGCCTCAAAGAAGTCTTGTGGCTGATATACCTCTTACGCCCGAGCAGGAATCTGCAAGAGAGCTTTACCCTACAAGAGTGGGCGAGGTGCTCCCTGACAGTGGAGTTGTCGCTCGCACAGGATTGGGTGCGCTCAGTGCTTTAACATTTGATCCAAACGAATTCGCGCAGATACTAAAGGTTGCTGATCCTAGAATACAGGTAAGCACAGGGCCAAGAGGCGGTGTTTACATTAATCACCCTGAGAATCCTCAGACCTATGTTGTTAATAAGCCGGGTTTAAGCTTAGGAGATGTTCCTCAAACAATAGCAGCAATTACTGCGGCAACTCCTGCTGGTTTTGGTAGAACTGTGTTGACCAGGGCGGCATTAGAAGCGGCAACGCAAGCTGCAATAGAATTAGCCCAAAGTAAAGCTGGTGGCGAGTTTAATGTCGGAGAAGTAGCTATGGCTCCGATGTTTAGCGTTGCTTCAGATTTGCCCGGAGTGGTCTCTGCGGGAAGACAAGAATCTGCAATGAGAGGTCAGGTAGCCGGAACGCTCGAGGAGGGAGCAGCTCCTGAAATATCTCGCGTAGCAAGAGAGGCAACAACTGGGCGGGCTCCGCAAGCTGCTGAGCGTATGGTTGATGTTGTTCAACCTGATCCTGTTAGGGCTAGGGCTGTTCAGGAACTAGGGTTAGAAGAAATTACTCCGGCAAGAATCGTTTCTGGAAATCCTCAGTACATTCAGGTTGAGCAGGCTGTGGCTCAGATTCCTGGCTCAGCAATGGCTAATTCGGAGAAGCAGTTTATAAACGAATTAGCCGCTAGGGCTGGAAACTTCATAGACGAGTTTGGAGGGAGCCGGGACTTAATTGCCGTAGATGATCTCATCAAGAAAGAGATGAGCGATATAATGGACGGTCTGAGGGCACAGTCTGATGCTCTTTACACAAAGATTAGCGCAACGATTGATCCTAGAGCTAGGATAACTAATTTGCGTCCGCTTAGGGACGCGCTTAGGTCAAAAGCAATAGATGCAGGCGGTGTAAGAAACTTATCTCAGCCAGAACAACAATTGTTTAGAGAAGTGCAAAAATCAATGTCAGCAACTGGTAGAGCTGGGCAGATGACTTACTTTCGACTTGATGAGCTAAGGCAAAAAATAGGAGAGCAATACGGCAGCGCGTCTAGAGGTATGGTTCAGGGAGACACTGCATCATTCCAGCTCGGTAGATTGTATGACGCTCTTACAGAGGCGCAGGATCAGGCTCTTAGAGACCTTGACCCATCTATGTCTCAGGTTTGGGAAGCAGCAAAAGGTCTTGTCGCTGAGAGAAAAGGTCTTGAAGAGATAGCCAAGAATGTTGCTGGCAGGAATATGGAGAGGAATATTGTTCCTCAACTAACCAGAGCTATGAATCGGTTATCTGAGGGAAACAGTCAATTGTTCAAGCAGGTTATAGAAGCGGTCCCAGAAGGTATGAGACAAGAAGCTGTAGTAACTGCTCTTGGTGGTATTTTTACCCGTGGAGGCAGAACGAACGTGGAATTATCTCCCGGTCAATTTGCTGCTTGGTGGAATAAAATTAAGAGAGACTCTGGAGCTAGGGATTTGCTTTTTAGAAATCTTCCTTCTGGCGGCGCAAGGTATCTCAATAACTTAGCGTCTATATCAAAGGCTTATGCAGATGCAACAGCCTCTGCTCCCAGAACTGGTATAACTAATGCAATGGAAATGATGAATAATGACAACGGATTCATCAGCAAGTTTTTTGGAGAAATTCCCATTGCTGGCGCTTGGGTAAAATGGGCTTTGGATTCTGCCCCAGAAGATACGCTTAAAGCCGCAAGTCAAATGATGGGTGATCCAAGTTTTAAAAGAATTATTGTTAGGTCTGCAAGAGGGGAACCCACAGATAGGGCTGAGGCTAGCTTTATTAAAAGCAAGGTATTTAATAACTGGGCAAACACTGTTCCAGCCAACATCAAAGAAAGAGCATTAGCCGTAGGTGTGGCTAATTACTTTTTGAACAGTACAAGCGGTGAAGAATAATGGCTAGATTTAATGAAATAAATGCACAATATTTTGATGACGCTGGCGATCCGTTAAGCAACGGTAAGATATATTTTTATGAGACGGGTACGACTACTCTTAAAGATACTTTTAGCGATATTAATCAAACTATAGCTAACACCAATCCAGTTATATTAACTGCGGCAGGTAGGCAACCAAACATATTCTTCAGCGGCACAGCTAAGTCAATATTAGTAGACAAGAATAATGTGCAGATACTAGTCCGTGACCCGGTAGGTCAGACAGCTAGTGTATTTGGTGATGGATGGGTAGCTACGAAGATATACAGTGCTGATGCCGTAGTATTAGGTAGCGATGGTCAATACTATCGATCTCTAGCCTCCGGTAACCAGAACAACGATCCGACTTCTACGTCTGGATACTGGACGCTACTTTACTCAGTAGAATGGAACTCGGGCATAACCTATCAGGAAGGTGCTGTAGTCACCTATAACGGCGAGCAGTACCAGAGCCTCCAGAACACCAATCTGAACAATAATCCGTCCAGTGCGACAGCGTACTGGGTGCTACTGAGCTTTGCCTGGCTGTCTACCAAGACATACGCAATCAATGAAAATGCGGTAGGTACTGACGGCATTCTCTATACGTCTTTACAGAACTCTAACACTGGCAACATTCCGGCAAGCTCTCCTGCCTACTGGGTAGGCACATCTGCGGCGGCAGCGGCAAGTGCTACGGCGGCGGCAGCATCTGCGACAGCGGCAGCAGC